GGGAAGAAGAAGAGGAAGAGGAACGCGGACAGCTTCGGTTCTTCGATGCCATCGCCCCCGCCCCCAACGGGTGGGATCTACTATTCACCCCTTGACGTGTCAGGGCCGCACGTCCTATATCTACCTTTAGTATTTTTAGGTTTTTCACCCTGGAGACAAAAACCATGTCCGACAATGACACCACCATCGAAACCCGCGAAGATGCCATCAAGGTCCTACACGATCTGAAGGCAGAGCAAAAACGCCTGTCTGAGCGCGGCGATGCGCTGGAGACCCAGCTTGAACAGAAAGCCGCCGATCTGGTAGCCGTTCAGAAGGCGCTTGCAGAATCGCACGCGCCAAAGGTCGAGACCGTCAGCGAGAAGGAATCGACCCTTCGCTACCACGTCAAGACGGATGGATCGCTCGATGTGGCCGGACTGATCAACGATCCAACGGATCGCGGTGAGTGGCACGCAGAATTCAAGCGCCTGGTGGATGACCGGAACTTCTGCCGCATGTTGACCCGTGGCGGGCGCGGATCTGACGCTCTCGAAGCCAAGCTCAACGAGCACGTGAGCAAGGCGCCCGCGATGATCCAGCGTGCTTTCAGTGATGCGTCTGGAGTCGGTGAGGACTTCGTGCCGGATCTGCTTCTGCCTGAGTTGCGTAAAAAGTTGTACGTGCCGACAGCGCTCGAAGCAGCGTTTCCATCGTTCGCCATGACTGGGAAGGAATGTCGTTTTCCATTCTCGACCGGAGCCGTTGCACCATTTTTGAAAAATGCAGCCACCTGGTCTGCAATCACAGCGATGGACGACACCACAAGCCAGATCAGCGCGACTGCAAAGAGTTTCGGAGCCCGCATCACCGCTGATGAGGACACTGTTGCCGACAGCGTTGTGCCCGCGCTGGACTACTTCCGCGACAGCCTCACCGTAGCCCTCCAGGCTGGCGTTGAGTCGTGCATCCTGAACGGTGACACAACCGATGCCCACGCTGATCTACACACAACAGCATCACCGCGCTTGTGGTCAGAGGGTGGACGCTGGAACACTGGCACTGTGGCTTCTACTGCTGCCGACCATCGCCGTGCGTTTATCGGTCTCCGGGCTGCTGCGTTCGATGCGAGCACTGGTCGCGATGCTTCCGCTATGACCTATGCGGACATCCTCGAAACGCGTTCAAGTCTGGACGGCGGCTATCAAGCGGCCAACGACTTGCTGATGATCGTCAGCCCAATTGTGATGACCAAGTGGCTGCTTCAGTTGGACGAGACCAAGACGCTCGATGTCATGGGTGCAGCGGCTGGAATTCTGAACGGTTCGATTGGTAAGATCGGCGGAATGGATGTTCTGGTATCGGGTGCAATGACAGACGACCTGTCTGCGACTGGTGTGTACGATGGCGTCACCACGACCAAGACCGGGTACGTGATCGTTCACCGCCCAAGTTGGGTGATGGGGAACTACAAGCCTCAGACCGTCGACATCGACCGCGAGATCACAAAGGGCCAAATCGAGATCGTCGGAACCCGCAGATGCGCGTTGATCGATATGTCGAACGGCGCCAAGTCGGTTGCCTACGGCTACAACGTCGCCAAGTCGTAAGGGGGCAAACATGCCGACTCTACTATTCAAGGGATACCCCCACATGGACCAGTACAACGGCCCAGGCGTCAGCGTGAAAGCTGGCGAAGAGGTTGAGGTAACAGCCGCGCAAGCGGACTACCTGCTGGAATCGTTCGGGGATGCCTTCGAGGTGGTAGGGTCGGCACCGGCCAAGCCATCGAAGGATCGTTCAGTCAAGAGCCCGACAAAGCGTCGGAGCAGCACGAAGGGGACAAAGTGAAGCTGCGAAGCGAATCAACGGGTGAGTGGCCAACGGGTCTACACTGGACGCCGGGAGAGGAACGCGAGGTATCCGTACCGAAAGGTGCGGACCTCCCTTCCTGGCTGGTCGAGGTCAAATCCAAGAAGAAGAAAACCGCAGTCGATGAGGGGTAGCTATGGCCCTGGCAACGGCAGCACAGATCCGGGTCTACCTTCGTAGCCTTCAGGGCACCGCTGAAGACTCGACCCTGGACAGCATGATATCGCGCTTTGATGCCATCGGGGCGTCATGGTGTGGGCTACCATCTGCAAGCGTCGGCACGTCACCTACCTTCGAGGACGTGACCATCACGCAGTACATCGACGGTCCAGGCGGTCAGGAGTTGCACACGACGCGCCCTATCCAGTCCGTGACCAGCATCTACGACTCGACAGACCGCACATATGCAGCCGCTGATCTGGTCGCCTCTGGTGATTACACGCTCTACGGTGATGAAGGGCTGATTCGTCTCGATGACGACAGCGCCCACGGCGCATGGAGCACGACAGCCCGCGCTATCAAGCTGACTGCAGTCATCGGCTTTGCTACGGTTCCGGCGGCGATAACGCACGCATGCGGCCTTCAGGTCGCGTTCTGGTATCAGAACCGGGAGACAGCAGGTCGACGCAGCGTGAGCCAAGGTGGGGGCTCTGTGAGCCTCACCGATTCGGGGCTATCTCTGTTGCCAGAGGTGAAGGAAGCCCTGGCGCCGTTTCGCCTCACGCACGGCTGGATCTCCTGATGCCTGTATTGACACCGGAGGAATTCAGCGCGGGCCTGAAGGGCATGGTCCGTTCAGGCGCACTTCAGAAGGGCATGGTAGCGGCAGCGGCTACGGTCGGACAGGCTGCGCTCGGATATGCTGGACGGCGCCTATCTGGGAACGTTCTCAACGTCAGGAGCGGAGCCCTGAAGGGATCGCTCATGGCAGACCATCGCATCAACAAGGACGGCAGCGTATCGGGCTGGGTCCAGGCGGGCGGCATGGGTACGAGGGGCCGCGTGGACTATGCGAAGATCCACGAATACGGATCGGCATACCTACCCGGCGGGGTGATTCGACCGAAGAAGGCAGGCGGCTTTCTGGCGTTTCCCATCAGTGCCGATGCGAATACGCAGGACAGGCCGACAGGCACACGAAGAAGCGCAACATCAGGATCGCGGTGGGCCTTCGTGCGCTCGGTGAAGATCCCGAAGCGTCCCTATCTGGCACCGTCAGTATCCGATGCCGTGCGCGTTCATATGGACAAGGCGCTAACGAAGCACGTCGGGGGGGCAATCATGCAGTCTCTACGGGGGGTGAGCGGTGGCGCTTGAACGCACTATCATCACCCAGATCAAGACGCAGATCCAGGCAAACGCGGACGGCAGCGGGTCGTATTCAAACGATCTGTCCGGTGCGGATTCTGTGGCCATAGGTGAGCAATTCTCACCGGCCCGCATCCCTGGCGTCTACCTCTTCATCCAGAACATAGGCACGGCACAGAGCGCAGGGGCCACGCGCCTGGACTCGTACTCTCGGACCATGACCGTGCAATTGGAAGGCTGGACCGCAGCCGATAGCGATGTACCCGGACAGGCTGCGCTTGTTGCGCTCGACCTGTACCATGACCTGACGATGGCGCTTGAAGCGGATCGGACCCTCGGGGGCAACGTGCGAGACATCGAGATCAGCGGTACGACTTTCGACGGCTGGGAGATCGACAAGCCTGGGCTGGGGCTCGCCGTGCTAAGCATGTCCATCACCTTCAGACAGACAGCGGGTCTATGATGAGTTGGTTCGATTCAAGCTGGAAGAGGCGAGCAGCCATCACGGTGAATAACCACAGTGGAGCCACTACCATTGACATCGAGGTGGCGGTACCGTCCACATATGCGCAATTCTGGGACGAAATCCAGGCTGACGGCGACGACGTGCGCGTAACGCTCGCGGATGGTGTGACCCTGGCGACGTACAAGATCGACAGCTTCAATTACAGCAACAAGGTCGTCAACGTCCACGTTGACGACGTGGCCGCGAGCAGCGCAGACGCGGCGGTGGTTCTGTGGCTGTACTGGAACAACGCCAGCGCAGCAAGCGCGGTGTCCGCGTTTACGACGGCTGTGGGTGCAAAGACTGGATACCTGGAGATGGGCGTCCCTGGTACGGGATCGCATCCTGTCATCCCCTGCCGTGGTGAGTCACCCGGAGCGACCGTGCCCCGGTATCAGGTGGGCAAACAGGCCGCAGAAGATCTACACCTGTGGTTCAATCTGTCGGGCGTGCTCAACAAGCGCGGAGCCCGCTTCCAGGGCTCACAGTTGCTCGAAGAGATCGACTACTTCACGTATACGCAGTCAACCGGCGGCGGCGCGGTCAACGCCACCATAGACACCGCAGAACACCGCCTCGTACATCCTCACTTTGTGCGGGTCACATCGAAGGCCGGTGTGAGTGGGACGAACTACGTAGGGAAGCTGACGGTCGCAACGACTGAAGGCCGACTCATCAATTGCCTTGTTGGCGTCCTTGTTCAAGACGCCGCAGAACCCGCCTAACCACCTTTGAGGAGCACACATCATGTCAAATATCTACTTCGGCAGGGGCGCTGCCCTCGGCATCGGCCAAGAGGGAACCTGGGGCTCTTCGGTGAGCAGGTCAAATTGGCGCCCGCTGATCTCGTCATCGCTTGCCCGCACCATCGAGAAGGTACCCCGTCCATCCTTGCGCGTGGGCACGCTGGGAGCCATGCAGCGAGCACACTTCGTACAGGCCGATAATGCAGGTGGAAACTGCGTCATCGAGTGTACCTACGAGAACGTAGGTATGCACGTCAAGCACCTGCTCGGGGCCGTGAGCACCGCCACAACGACGCACACCTACACCATCGCCAACGATGTCCCAACGGGGCTAACGATGGAGTTGGTACGCGGCACGGGCTCAAGCGAGATCTTCGAGGGCTGCCGCTTCCCGTCTGGGACGTTCAGCGTATCCGCCGGTGGCGTGATGCAGCTTGAATTGGAGGTCATCGCGGAGACCAGCACCGAGAGCGGCGCAGAGTCTCCAAGCGTTGCGCCCCGTTCTGCCGCTGGTACTCCCAGCTTCGGAAGCGGTGATACGCCGGTATTGCACAGCCACGCCGGCACCCTGTCCTTCAACAGCGTGAACTACTCGCTTGTTGACTTCTCGGTGACGCTGAACAACGCGCTTGCACGGCGTCAGCTTCTGGGGTCTGCGGTCACGAAGCAGCCGCTACGGTCTGACTTCATGAGCGTTGAGGCCAGCCTGACGCTGGAGGTAGAGGACACGCTATACAAGGCCATGGTGGATGATACCGAATCGGACGCCGTGATCACCTTCACGAGCGGATCGCGTACCTTCGCCTTCACGATCCAGAACGCCTATCTGTCCTCTGCCACGGATCCTGTGAGCAGCGCCGGAATCGTCAGCCAGAGCATCAGCCTGGTGGGACAATCAGACGGCACTGATGAGGGCCTGAAGGTCGTCATCAACAGCGGCGACGTCAACCCCACAAATAACTAATCAAGGAAGGGATCGGGCCATGACCAGAATTCTACACGCCATCCACAACGCGAGCATCGAAGAGGTCGAGACGGACACGGGGCTATGGTTCCGTGTACGGAAGATCGCAAGCGCAGACCTGTGCAGGGTCGGTTTCGCAGTCCTCGCGATGTCTACACCGGAAGAGGCCGCATCATCGAACGATGAAGCCGACGCCGATGCGGACC